ACTCTTAAGTTTCTGAACAGCGTTGAAAATATCAGCGGCTGTAATTGCTGTTGAAGTTGATGTAACATTACCAACAACACTGGTTGTGAAACCAGTGAAGAGTCCTGTTAAGTCTGTATCAATCTTACGAGCGATACCTTCACCAAATAAACGACCAACGTCACTAACAACGTCGCTTGCACTTGAGATGCGAGCAAGGTCAGTAACTGTGGTCATCATACCAACTTCACTAACTGTTAGTGTAGCACCGCCTGTTGAAATAACGTTAGCAGTGATATCACCACCTTCGCTTAGTGAGTAGGCAGTTGCCTGTGGGTATGATGGAACAACAACGCTCTTACCTGATTGAGGTGCGATGTTGTAAACTTTAACGAGGTTACGCATAATTGATCGCTCAGATGCCTGGAAGACAGCCTCAGCAACCATTTGTGGTAACAAATCGTTTAAACTAGTAGTTGTAGAACTCATTGTTTTAATCCTTTAAATTAAATTACATTCCACGAGCTTTACGATACTCTTTGTATCGGGCTCTGTCTTCTGGATTACTCATGTTTAACTTTGAGACATCCAGGTCTAATATACTTTTCGCTTGAGCACTAAGGCTACTACGACTATTGGTAGTAGCAGGAGTTGGTGAGACAAAGTGCGGATTCGAATCTAGGAACTCGCGCACTAATTCATCAACACCATAAGGATTGCCATTATCTTGATAACGAACTGATCCTTGGGTATCAATGACCTCTACATCTCCTTCTTCGTTTAAGCGTAGATTATTCTTTAACAAACTCTTAACCTGTTCGGCATTGATAGCACGATAACGGGCCGCGGCTGAAGTTAAAGGCATATCTACCTTATACTCTTTGATCATAGCGTCTCGTTTTGCGATTTCACTATCCTTTTTGGCAACGATCTCTTGAAGAGTTTTTTCAAACTCACCACGTTTCAATTGATTATCCTGCCTACGCTTTTCGCTTTCGGCTTTCAATTGACGCAGTTCTTCTGGATCTCCAAGGTCTTCATACGGTTTCAAGGCTTTCTTGGTGATACTACCACGCATTCGCGCCATCATATCATCAACTTCCTGTTGTGTATAAGTCCTGGTCTCTATTGCCTCTACCTGATTTTCAGTTTGTGATAGGTCTGTCGCATCAGTTGCTGTTTCACCTGTAGCCAATGTATTGTCTGACATTGTAGCATCGCCTCCTTAATGAGTAATTTAATATTTATGTCCCGATTAGCGTCCTGGACGTGGACGTGGTTTCTTTGGTTTTCCGTAAGCCATTATTTGCTCCTTTTTTTACGGCTCTGACTGGCTCTTATGGCCTGTGCCTGTCTTACTGCGCCTGCTCTGGTAGGGTAAACCTTTCCAGTTCTTCCGTATCTCCATCCTACCATTTCACCTTGTTTATAACTCTTATGAACTGGCATTGGTATCTCCATTTATTGGTTGTCCATTAACATAAACATCAGATTCTGTTTTCATATCTGATTTTGCACAATCACATTCATAATCATGTGTCCAGCCTTGACTTACAAGACTGGTGTGTTCTGCTTCTGTTCTTACAATGGCAGCCTGTCCATCTGGACTATACATAATGTGCGCACTATACCCGTTAATCATATCTGATTCCACATCATCAAGATCCAACCACTGCCATATACGCATATCAATGGCTGCCTTAACCTGACTGTCAACAGGATCAGTAGAAGCCGCAATCTGTAGTTGTCTAATTTCTTTTTCTGTGTCTCTAATATTGAATGAGTCTGGATATTCAATACTACCTGTCCAGGTAGTGCCCTGATAGTCGGCCCATATACGCCACATCTGTTCTTCTGCTAATTCAAAGTTGTCAGCCATCTCAGATAGTTTGGCTTCAAGAAGACTAAATTCAGTTTCCATAGCCACCCCAGATAGACTGCGACTTTCTGTAGCACGAACAGCACCAGTATTGGCCATCTTATCAATAGCGTCAATACTCTGTTGGATACCACGATAGATAGCATCAATGTTAGCACCTGAGGTTTCCAATAGATACGGTTTCAATCCTGCGTCTAGCGTTTCTGGCATGTGAATAAGTGCGCCGGCACCTGTGCCAATGTTGACATCAGGTGTTGTGACCATTGAAGGATGACTGTCTAGTCTAATACTCTGTGCGATCTCGCTGGTGCAGTTGTAGATAAACTTCTGCATATCCGCAATGTCTGCAACATTACTAACACCAATACCTCTCACAATACTTCTATTGGCATAGGCTGTGATAACTGGCACATAGCCCAACTGGTTTGGTTCTTCCATACTGGCAATTTCTTTACCTGACCGGGTATCGTGTGTCCAAGTATAGATTATGTCATTGGTCCATAGTTTAACTGTTCTGATTTCATCATTGAAGTCTTCAATATATTTGAAAGCATCAATGGCATAACGTCCAGATGGTAGTCTTTCATAACTCCAATCCAATACCACAAGAGGTGTCAACACTGACACATAGGGTCTAATGCTGTTGACCACTTCGTCTGCACGAGTAACTGCCCCAATATTAGGCTTGGTTAATAGAATAAAACTATGTCCAAATACATTTGCCCAGGTAGCCACTTCCTTCATAAACGCATCAAGACTGCGTCCTTCAAGGTCTGCATCTTTAAGGAAGTCTTCTAATTCCTGGTTACCTTCTAGTGTGCCAAACTCTCTTTCAGGTTTCTGTCTGAATAGGAAACTGTTATATACGGATACCACACTTCGTGTGTGGTTGTCTAGAGGAGTTTCTTTGATACGAGCACGATATTCAGCATCTGTTTCTAATTGGTAGCGTGTTAGGTGACTGCCGTCTTGCCATTCTGATCCGCCAAGATAGGCTTCAAGATAGAATCTCCAGCGTCTTTTATAGTCTATATAGAGTTGATTAGTGCTACCAACACTATCAATGTCTTGGTTTAAACTTCTTATTATGGTCATCTTAATATCCTTGCTTGTGTTCTACCTGCTTCAATACCGTGGCCCCAACGCTGTGGTAATGCCGTAGTGTCATATTCTCTTGTTACTGGGAAGAGAAAGTCTACGCAATAACGAAGAGCATCACTCATATGATCGTAGCCTGATTCTTTGTCTGGCTGGCTAGTGCCAGGTTTATATGTGTGCTTTTCTAGCGACTCTATTAACCTGCGGCATCTTGGGTCAACAAATAAGGTTCGTTCGCCAAGACTATTACATAATTTACTATTTACCGCATTTATACCATCCCTTACAGGGTTGTGTTTTGTGGGACACTTAACTATGAATCCTGCGTTTTGTAGTATGGTGAGGTCAGTAGTGCCGCCTGCTGATGTCTTACGCTGTCTCGCCGCGGGATCAGGGAAGACCCAGACCTTGTTGTTTGGGTAGCGTGTATGTATTTCTTCCACTGCCTCTTGGGTATTACTAGAATACATAACGATTTCATCAATGGCGTGTAGGACATTGTCTTTCCTTGCGAAAACGACCATAGTCATTGGGTCTATGTTGAAGTCCATTCCAATATAGATGTTAGAAGGCACTGCCTCCTCCCATGGTCTAACATTTAATCCTCTGTCGTAACTATACCATACTCTATTAGATAGGTCCTCCCAAGAGGCTTCATACTCTTGTCTAAAGGTGCGCTCATCTAGTTCGTGACGTGCGGCTTCTATCTCTTCTGGGCTAACATTGCCTCCCTGTAGAGTGGTATAACTAAAACTTTCCCATTGATGTTCATTAACATCTTCGCCTCGCTGATATAAGTCGTAGGCCCAGTTCTTTCCTATTGGTGTTGTGATGAATAGTGCGGATCCATTACGGTCAGACAAGGTAGGTCTGAGAACTGTGGTCCAAGCACGCTCATCTATAAAGGCAAACTCATCCATAATTAAAAAGTCCAAACCAATACCCCTAAGGTTTTCAAAGTTGTCCGCACCTCTTAGAGAAATACGACTATTGTTCTTTAGGTGTATGGTTAAATCACTTTCATTAGTCTTATGGACCCAGTTCATATCTATGAGACGACCTTTGATTTCGTCCCACATAATAGTTCTTGCCATACGATATGTGGGTGTTACATAATATGCGTGTTTATTAGGCATACGACAAAAGCGTGCCAACTCACGCATTGCCAAATAGGTTTTACCAAAACGACGTCCTGCACATAGAACACGGAATCGTGCTCCACTATCTGTAACCGCTCTTTGTCCTATGTTTAATGCCATTAAAGTCGTCTCAATACTGACACTATCTGTGGGTCTGGTCTTTCCTCAACAAGTTCAAACACACCTTCAGACAGAATGTCTTGATAAATTTCCCAACAGCCTGGAATATGACCCCGCTTGCACATATCGTGAAGTGCAAGATATCCACCTGGTTTAATCTTGTTCTTTAGTAATTCATAACCATCACGCTGTGCCTGAGGCCAGTCCATATCAATAAACGCATAGTGTAGATCTTTAATAAAACTGACATCAGTAGCGTCAGTAACCAGGCCCTTGACTAGAACAACATTGTCATAGCCTAGTTCATCAAGTTCTGCTTGTATGTGTGCGTCAGTATATCTATCACCATAACGGTCTTTTAGATTATACCAATGTTCCATACATACGGCAGCCATACTGGCTCGTCCGCCTGCACGTTGACTGGCTTCACATCGTGGCAACATCTCTTCTACAGGATGTCCCTCGTAGGTGTCAAACCCCCAAATGGTATCTGTTCTATCGCCCCATATACGACGCATATTAGCAAGTCCACCACCATAGGCAACACCCATCTCACAAC